TATAAAGATTTATATATTAATAAAATAAAATCTAATACAATGCACATAAACGCGACAGAGCAGACTTCTACGTTCCCGTGTCCAGAATCTAAACTTAAAGGTAGATTAATGGATAACATGGGTAAAACGTGGGAAACAGTACACGGTACATTTGAAATTAATATGCAAACTATTGATTGGATAATGGATAACGTAACAACATCTCAATACACAATGGAGAGATGTTATATATATAATAAAGCATTTGCTAAATATTTTCAAGTTAAAGGTCAAGCAGAAAAAGATGCTTACCAAGCATACTTTGACACTTTAAACAATAGATCTAATAGAAATGGTAATTGGAGATATGATTCATCTGAAAGTGAAAGGTTTCAAAAGATAAGAGACTGGGCTGGTGAAAGAGGTCTTTATACTAAAGGCGATACTAAAACACAGTTTGCTAAACTAATAGAAGAAACTGGTGAATTAGCTCAAGCTATACTTAAAAAAGACGATGCAGAGTTTGCAGATGCTATAGGAGATATGGTAGTTGTATTAACTAATATGGCTCATCTCGGCGGTACAACTATTGAAGAGTGTATTGACGCAGCATACAAAGTTATTTCTAAAAGAACTGGTAGAATGGTTAACGGAACATTTGTTAAAGATGAAAAGTAAGACTATATTATTCAGAGATCCTGTTGTGGAGAGAGTCTGCGATAAGTTCGTTAAACGTTCAGATGTTGGCTATGCTAAGTATGGCAGAACATTACACGATGAAAGAACAGGTAAACATAAAGATCTAGCTGGATACTTAAACGATGTTCAAGAAGAGTTAATGGATGCTATACTTTACATTCAAGCTGCTAAAGAAGAGCTTAATGATAGTTCAGTTAATGAAGCTATAACTGAAGTTAACAAAGCTTCATTTAGACCACCTCATCCTTCACATGCTAGCACAGCGCAACAAGACTGGGACGATGCGATCTCACCAGTATAAAAAGCGCGGTCCTGTTAGATCTAAGAAGGTTAGACATGACGGCATAACGTTTCAATCAGGTCTTGAAAAATATATGTACATAGCTTTAAAAAAAGCTAAGATAAAAGCTAAATACGAGGGACAAACTTACGAGCTTGTCCCTTCTTTTAACTTAAAAAATAAATGTTATGAAAGACAAGCGAACTCTAAAGGAGAGTTCAAAGATAGAAGCGATAAGAAAATACGTGGAATACGTTATACGCCTGATTTTATTGGAGATGAGTTCATCATTGAATGTAAGGGTAGACCTAATGAGTCTTTCCCAATACGCTGGAAGTTATTTAAAAAATATATCGCTTATAAAATGCCGAACTATACGTTATATAAACCTCAAAATCAAAAGGAATGCGACGAAACCGTGAACTTAATACTTGGGAAAAGAAAGACTTAGCCCGAAGAAAATATGCCGAACGTCAGTTGCAAAAGTTTATAGACTGGAGCATAGAAGCTAAGGGATATTTAAAATACAAAGACTTAATTAAATACTCAGAAAAATATGGCGCGTCAACAGATAATCGCTAAAATAGATAAGCCGAAAGTTAGAAGAAAAGGTGTTCATGCAAAAACTAAAACATCTAAATCTAAATCAAGTAAGCTTTATATAAAAAAATATAATGGACAAGGTAGATGAATCTATAAAGGACTGGTGGAAATTACTTAAAGATAATAATATAGACTACTATAAATTAAAAGAGTATTTAAACTCTGATTTGTGGATAAAAGAAGTTGGTGAAGTTATTGATGATGAAAATAATAACTATACAATTAAAAAATCTCTTATACACGGCAAAGGTGTATTTGCAAATTACAATATAGATAAAGGTAGAATTATTGGTTTAGGTTATTTTAATAATAGCAGAACTATGCTAGGTAGATATACTAATCATTCGCATTTGAATAATGCTAAGTTTTACTATAAAGAAGATGCTATAGTTTTAATGGCTGAATCAAACATAGCTAAAGATGAGGAAATATTAGTTGATTATAGACATCATTTATTAAACAAAAGTTTTATATGAAAGAACAGACTTTAATTGAAATGAAAAATAAAATTCAATCACTAACAAATGTTGTACAACATTTATATACAGAGATAGAATATTTAAGAACAGTATCATTTGGTACGTTAGAAACAATGAAGCATATGTCTGACTATGACGATGCTTTAGGTAAAGTAAAAGATAAAGTAAAAGAAACAAGCAATGGAGATAAGCAACAAGATACTAAGTGATATAACTGTTTACATGAAGTATGCTAAGTACATACCTGAATTAAATAGAAGAGAAACTTGGGATGAGTTAGTTACTAGAAACAAGAACATGCATATTAAAAAATATCCTGATCTTGCCGACTCTATTGAAGAAGCTTATAAATTAGTATATGAAAAGAAAGTTTTACCGTCTATGCGATCGCTACAGTTCGGAGGTAAACCGATTGAGATCTCGCCTAATCGAGTTTATAATTGTGCTTATCTACCTATTGACAGCATTGAGTCTTTTAATGAAATAATGTTTTTATTATTAGGTGGTACTGGAGTAGGTTATTCTGTACAAAACCATCACGTTAATAAATTGCCAGCAGTTAATCAACCTTATAGTAAAAGAACTAGAAGACATTTAATCGGAGACAGTATTGAAGGCTGGGCTGACGCAGTTAAGGTTCTGATTAAGTCTTATATGGGTCCTAAGAGATCATCTAAGATAACATTTGATTATTCTGATATAAGACCAAAGGGAGCTCAATTAGTTACATCTGGAGGCAAAGCTCCAGGTCCACAGCCTTTAAAAGAGTGTCTAGTAAAAGTAGCAGGAATTTTAAATGATGTAGAAGACGGAGATAAATTAACTACATTACAAGCTCACGATATTGTTTGTCATATAGCTGATGCTGTATTAGCGGGTGGTATACGTAGAGCAGCTTTAATTAGTTTGTTTTCAGCAGATGATGAAGCAATGATAGGTTGTAAGTCTGGACACTGGTGGGAAGAAGCACCTCAACGAGGCCGAGCAAATAACTCAGCTGTACTTATGAGACATAAGATAAGTAAACAATTTTTTATGGATTTATGGAAGCGTGTTGAGCTATCAGGAGCAGGCGAACCAGGTATTTATTTTAATAATGATAAAGACTGGGGAACAAACCCATGTTGTGAAATAGCTTTACGACCATATCAGTTTTGTAACTTATGTGAGGTAAATGCTAGTGATATAGTAGATCAAAATGATTTTAACAAAAGATGTCAAGTAGCTTCTTTTATAGGTACACTACAAGCAGGTTACACTGACTTTCATTATTTAAGAGACATATGGAAAGATACGACAGAGAAGGACGCCCTTATAGGTGTATCAATGACAGGAATAGGCTCTGCCGCTGTGCTGCAGTTGGATATGACGGACGCTGCAGATATAGTAGTAAAGCAAAACAGAAGACTAGCTAAGCTAATTGGTATTAAACCAGCTGCAAGATGTACAACTGTAAAGCCTGCTGGGACGACATCTCTGGCACTGGGAACTTCATCTGGTATTCATGCATGGCATAATGATTATTACGTCCGTAGAGTTAGAGTTGGTAAAAACGAAAGTATGTATAAATACTTAATTGAAAACCATCCTGACTTAATTGAAGATGAATACTTTAGACCTCATGATACTGCTGTGATTAGTATACCACAGAAAGCTCCGGCTAATGCTATACTAAGAACTGAGTCACCATTTGATTTACTTGAACGTATAAAAAAAGTAGCAACTGAGTGGGTGAAACCAGGCCATAAACGTGGTAGTAATACTCACAATGTTTCAGCTACTGTTAGTTTAAAAGCAGATGAGTGGGATAAGGCAGGTGATTGGATGTGGAAAAACAGAGATTATTATAATGGGCTATCTGTCCTACCGTATGACGGTGGTACATATACTCAAGCGCCATTTGAAGATATAAATAAATCTAAATATGAAACTATGATGAAGAGTTTAACTGATGTTAATCTTACTGATATAGTAGAAGTTGAAGATGAAACTGATCTAGCTGGTGAATTAGCTTGTGCAGGAGGCGCGTGTGAGATAGTATGAAACGATTAGCAATTATAGGCGGTATTGGTATGATGACAATGGCTGGTACTAATATGATTTGGCATAAACAAAAGCCAAACTTTAATGCAAACACACTTGCAATAGCAAGCGGCGCTTTTATAGTGTCAATAGGTATAACTATTAAAATATAACTTATGTGTCCAATTTGTAATGGCTACTGTGGTAGCTGCTAACTAAAGGTTTGGGGAATTAGCTCAGCTGGCTAGAGCGCCTGCCTTGCACGCAGGAGGTCATCAGTTCGACTCTGATATTCTCCACATCTAAAAATAAAAAGGGGACCTCGATTGAGATCCCCTTTTTTGGTTACAGGAACTTTTGGGTATGGTGCCCAGTTTTTTCGTGTTCCTTATTTTTCTCCACAAGGTTTACCTGTAGCTACATTAATCCAGTTTTCTTTTTCAAACCAGTCTCTAAGTGTAGCATCTTTCTTCCTTGCTCCTTTAACATTACTCTTAGCACTACGTCTATATTTTCCTCTAGACGCTGCATTCTTTTTAGCATTAACTACTTTTTGTCTTTCTTCTTTAGACATTGATCTTACCTTTGCAGCAGGTAGACAAACTTTTTTGGTGCCTCCACCTTTAATTTTTTTAGCCATCACTTTCTTTTACAACCAAAGTTTTTAGCGTAGTTAGCCATTTTAACCACTCGCGGTGTGTACTTATTTTTATTTTTCATTACTGCACTAGCCGCTGCACAAGTAGATTTACCAGGCATATTTTTTTCTACCCATTTAGTAAATTTACCTTCGTTCTTTTTATCTATTTCTGGAAACTTTTCTTCTTTCATTGCAGGTGCTTTTGACCTGTTCATTTCCTTAATATGCTTTTCAACTGTCTTAGCTTGTTTGCCATGAGCAACTACAGCAGCTTTGAGTTGTTCTACAACTTCCTCTAAATTCTTTGCCATTACTTTTTCTTTTTACTTTTACCCATTTTACCTGGACCACCAGCCTTAGTACATCTAGTTCCCCATCCAGAAGCGTAAGCACTAGGCCACACTTTAAATTTCTTTTTAGCGGCTCGTTTACAAGCTGGACTTATCTTCATTGTTTTTCTTGCCATGATTAGTTTCTTGTTCGTTTTCTTCTTGTTCTTGTACGTTTCTTTCTTGTTTTAACTTTAGGTTTATCAGCTTTATTTTTGCTACCTTCAAGTGTCCATTTAGGCCAACCACCAGCCATAGCTATTCTTTGCCACCAGTCATTTTCATCGTCTAACGCGCCTTCTAAATTTTCATATTTTAAAAGTACTCTATCTAAAGGTATGTTAGTTGTAGCAGACACTACTTTAGCAGCAGCTAAATAAGCTGGATTATCTAAAGCAAAACCTTTATCAAACATTTCTTGTCGTCTTTTCTTACTATCAAACTGCCAACCAGCTTGTCTTAATTTAGATATTTTAGAACTAATTGGTGGAGCAAACTGTAATAACTTCCATACAGCATCTGTATATTCAGGTCTTGATCTACCTGATCTTTCGTATATGTCCATTAAAAAGTTTTTACCTACAGAAACTAAAGCACCTCCAATACCTAAACCTCTAAGTGTAGAATCTAACATACCATTTAAAGTGTTATAAACTTTATCATTGTCATCATCTTCTTCACCAAAACCTAAAGCAAACATTGCCTGTTGTAGTGCATTGAATATTATATTTTGTACTACACCATAGTATATTATTTTACTAACATTAGCTTTACTACTGCCTCTACCAGCTGCTAAATCTTGAAAAGCTCTTTTTTGTAATCTAGCATATTGCATAGGTGTATTAGCAAACATAAGTATTAAACGACCAATATCACTTGACTGTTGTTGAGATATTCTATCAGGTCTACTAGACTGTTGAGACTCTTCAGATATTTCTCTAAATTCTGTCATGGCTTTTGCTTTAGCCTCTGTCTCTGTCATGCCTTCATTCTCCATTAAATCTATTATTCTATTACGATAAAATGTAGCACCACCTAAAGCTATAGCAAAACTATCCGCGTATTGAGTTGGTAAATAACCTTTTTCCATTATGTAAGACAAAACAGCTTTAGCTTTATTTTTCGATGTTTTAGCTAAGTCAGCTATCTCAGACTCATTTATATTTATTCTAAGACCATCTCGTCTATCTCTTAAAAAATCAGAGTTCATCAACGTCATAAAGTCTTTCCAATATTGACCTTGATTAGCAAATGCTTTACCTGCTTTTATAGGGTTATTAAAACCCCAATTTAAAAAGTTAACTGCAGATATTGTTTGAAGTATAGCTGATCTAGTATTAAAGAACATTATAGCAGCATTAGATCCGTTTATATAGTTAAGTATTCTATTGCTTAATCTATTGCCTGTGCTAGTTTTATTTCTACCACTCTTCATTCTTTGTAAAGAGTTTTCTAAAGCTTCTCTAAACTTAGGTCCGTATATTGCTTCTATCTTGTTTAAATTTTCTTTACTAAATATAACATCTGCATTATCTTGCCACTCTTTTAATAAAGCAGAACGTTTAGTAGTGTTTAAACCATCTATTAAATCTGTAGTTATAGTTCCAGCTAACCACCCTTCTTGTGGCGCAGGGTATGGATCTTTATTTATCTGAGCTAATTGATCTGCAAATTGCTTTAATACAGGATCACTTTCAACTACATCAACTAATTCTTTAGTATCTGTTTTTGATAGTCCAGGTATAGTTACTCCTTGTTTATTCCACAAGTAAACTCTTACAGCTTGTTCATTAGTAAAGCCATCAACAGCGTCTTTAGCTAATGTTTTAGGAACATTTAAATCTTTCTTTAATTTTCTAAAGTCGTTCATTAAATTAACTCTAGCTGTAGATAAATTTTCCATAGCTCTAGCAAAAGGATCAAATAAGTTTTCTTTATACCAAGCCATTTGTGCATCGCCTAGTTTTCCTTTACCTAAAGTTTTATATAATAAACCTGTAAAATCTTCAGCAGAAGGTGGTATCCAAAATTTAAATCTACCTTTGTTTGCACCTCTAACTTTTGCCTTAGCTTCTGAATATCTTTTTTCAGAAGCAATACCAGATTTTTGTTCTAGTATTTTATTAAAATCTCTATCTAAATCTTTAGCAGCTTTAATTTTAGCTTGCTGTACTTTAGACTTAACATCAATAACTTCTAGCGCGTCTCTAACAGCTTTAACATTTTGATAAGCGTCGTCAGCAAAATAAAAATCATTATATCCATCAGCTGCTTTATCTATTATCCAGTTAGCTTTTGCTTCACCTGTAGAGTTGCCTAGACCTGTTATATTTTCTATAGGTATATCAAGACCTTGACTATCTAAAAATTCTTTAATAGCAGCTTGAGATTCAGGTGCTCTTGCCGTTAACACGAAAACGTCTTCTGTACCTCTAGCTTCTTGTATTTTTTTAGCTATATCTATTAGTGGACCAGGTTTACCTTTAGTTACTTTATTAAACTCAGAAAAGTCAAATACATAACCTTGCTCTAATAATGATTTACCTTGTGTTGCAAACTCTTCAGCATTTAATTTACCTTCAGTTCCATCAGGCGCAGTAAATAATACGTCGCTTTCTGTAGTAGCTAGAGTATCGTCAAAATCAAACACTCTGATTTTTTTAACAGGAGCATTAGGATCACGAGCTATTTTTAAAGCTTCATCAATTGTTTTAGCTTTACTAAGTACCTCAAACATACTCATGTCTTCTTCAAGATTTAGTACACCAGTTTCTTTTAACATTTCTTGATCAACTCTAGATGCTTCGTCTTTTGAAGCCATTAATCTTTTAGTGTTTAATTTCTCTTGTAGTTTACTTTTAGCAAACTCAGATTTATTTTGACCTGTTATTGGATTTTTAAAGTTATTTTCTAAATCGTTAATTACTTTACTTCTTAAAAAAGATAACTTACTAGTAGTACCAAAAGCTTTATCTTGCACGTCAAACAATACTTTAGGTCCTAGTTCTTGATCGTAGTCTACCATAAGCTCTAAAGCTTTTTCATTGAAAGCTTTTAATATAGATATACGTTTGTAAGCTCTACCATTTTTAATTTGCTTAGCAAAATCTATCATAGCTTTAGTAACCTCGTAATTAACTAAAGCAGAAGCCTCCATATGTTCACCCTTAAATCTTAATACACTCATCAATACTTTAGGATCTAAATTACCATTAGTATATTCTACAGCTGCTTTATAGTCAGGGTGTTTTTTATTTATTTCTAATCTTGCTTTTACTTCAGGTTTTGCACCAGGTGGATTTAAACTCATATAATATTTACCCGTAACTGGATCAACAACAGGAGCTTGACTAACACCTTCAATTATTTGAACAGATGTTAATCTACTTAAACCTCTTGGCCCGTTTACGTTGTTAGTATTAGACTCATTTAATCTTAATATGCCAACTAAATTATCAGGATTATCAGCTATAACATCTAACATTCTAGTTTGTAAATAAGCTAAAGCTGGTACGTTGTTTGCATTGGCGGCTTCTATTCTACTACCAAATTTATCTTGTATCTCTTGTAACTTGTTACTAGAATCTGATATTAATATTTTTTGTATACCTAAAAATAAACCTTTGCCAGCATTTAATATTTCTATTTTCCTAGGATCAAATCCGTTTTTCTTTTTAAATGCTTCAACATCTGCTTCAGAAACTTTAGAAGTTATATTATTAAATTGTTTTTCTAAGTCTTCATATATTTTAATATCTTCTTCACTACCTTTTCTTAGATCTTTTAAAGCTCTATCAACCATACCAAACATAGACTTACCAAAATACTTAACAGCAACTGGATCTAGATTATTCATTAAAGCAGAAGAAGCTGTAGCCATTTGTTTTAGAGATCTTATATGAGTATCTTTATTTACTCTACTAAAATTATCGTCAGCATACTCTTGTCTTTGCTTAGCAAACTCTTCGCCAAATAGTTCTGCTTCATTTATTAAAGGTCTTCTAAATCCCATTATAGCTCTACTTAGCAAGTAAGATATTTGAGGATTTTCATCTATTGCCTTTATAACAGCTGCAGGTAGCTTCATTTTTTCTAAATTAAATTTAGCTACTCTCCAACCTTTTCTAGCGCCATCATTCAAAAACTCTTCAATTCTATTGCCTACATCTTTTGAAAATTTAAAATCAACACCTCTGCCTACTTCACTAGCTATTTCTAACATCTCATCTGCTACTACATCGTCACCCATTAGCATATCTCTTTTCTCTCTTATATCTTCACTACGTAAAACTTCTTGTGCTGCGTCTAATCCTAGTTCTTCGCCTATTACTTCTGCTAATGCTGTTTGTTTTGAGGCAGGCCTACCAGTTGGCGGATCTAAATGATATTCAATAAAACGCTCTTGATTATAAGGAGCTTTTTCAAAAACTAAATTACCAGCTTTAGGATCTTTAACTCTTGTGCCAGCTTGTTGAGACTGATCTACAGTCATACGCTTTTGCTTGCCAGTTTCTTGATCTATAACAGGTTTTTTAAATGGCGCAAATCTTTTATTAAAAGTACGTTGTGGTACTTTATTATATATAGCTTCACCGTAAGTTTCTAAAAACTGTCTGTACTCAGGCGAGCTTGGCTTGCCCATAAGCTTTTTGACATCAGCCATTAAAAATTTTCTAAACTGTTTTTCTAGCTCTGTAATAAACTTTCCTGACTCTACAGTTGGTAGCTTAGTTCCAAATGTCCTAGAAACAGTATTAACAACTTTCTCAAACAACGGATCTCCTTCTTTTATGTCTAATTGTTTACGTAAACTTTCAACTTCTTCTTCTAGTTTAGTATCTAGCGCTGTTTCTTCTTCTACAGCTATATCAACTCTTTCAGAAATATCTTGAGTAAAGTCTGTGCCAAAATACTCATTAGCTATTTCAATAGCTCTTACTCTATAACCTGTTCTTTGATTATTAACAAACTCACCAAGTGTTACATTTTCTTTGTACTCATCTGGCTTAGCATTATAAGCATCTATTAAATTAACAATACCTCTTGCACCAGTTAATATTTCATCAACTACTATATCTTGATACAGATCAAAATCAGGTACATTACTATATTTGTTTCTTACATATCTTTCTACCTCTGGTCTAAACTCTTCTGCTATTTCAAAAGCATCAGCACCTTCATCTTGTAGTTGACGTATCACAGTATCTTTAGCTCCTTTAATACCACGCTTTTCTCTAACAGCTTGACGTTTGCCTGCTAATTTTTCAGTGCTTTGTTTTCCTCTAGTTTTTAAATCTTCTGATATTTCTATACCTTCTTTCGCAGCACGTCTTATTGACTTGGTTAGTTTACCTTTTTTAAATGATCTATTATAATCTCTTAAAAATCTAAATACATCTTCTTCAGTTTCAAACTTTAATTTACCAAATCTATCAGGCATTACTGTTGCTGCTAATCTTTGTACAAAGTCTTTTATTTGTTCTGTAAAAGTTCTATCAAACTTAATCTCGCCATACTCCATAGCTTCACTCATAAGTGTCATAGCTTCTTCAGCAGCTTCTGCGTCTTTAACTTCTGGATCTTTTAAATAGGCGTTTAATCTTTTATAAAATGTAGCAAGCTCAGCTCTTTTACCAGGATTACTAGTATCTATTGTTTTAAGTTTGTCTTTAATAGCTCGAGCCATACCTAAAGCATTTTCATCACCTTTAGCTATTGTAGCATCTAATACAGCGTGTAATACTTCATGTGCGCCTGTAAAATAACCCTTACTATCTTTAACTCTCTTTTTATTTATTAATACAAATTTTTCATTAGTACTAGGATCTACAAAGAAATTACCTCTATTACCTGCAGCTTGCTTACCGCCTGATAAACCTCTTTCATTTATAAAAGACTCAACAGCTGCATCGTCTTCTAGCTCAACAAACTTTGTGTTTAATCCTTCAGATATTCTAGCACCTTTTTTATTTATATCCCCTGCTTTTACAAACTCAGTTTCTACAAAATTTATTTTTTTAAGCTTAGCTTTTTCTGCTTTTATTCTTTCGTCAATGTCTCCTTGAAACTCAGGCTCTAATCTTTGCTTTTGTCTTTCTAAAGATTTAATTTTAACCATAGATTCTATAGCTTCCTTCTTACCTTCTTGACTGAATTTTTTAGGCACTTTACTACCAGAGTTTCTAGTATCAGCTATAGCATCCATCTCATCTTGATACTCTTGTTCTGTAAATGTTTTTTGAGTAACAGGATTCATTTTAAAAGTACCATCTTTATTTTTGTACTTTTCATCTACGCCTTTTATTATTTTTTCAAATACTTTATTTTGCTGTACTAAATTGCTACCATCCCAGTTCCACTTGGTCATTAGATCTGTGGCAGCTGCTCTAGCTTCTACACCTAGTTGAGTTGTAGTTCTACCAGCAAAAGGTAATACAGCACCTATAATACCTCCAGCTTTAGCTGATTGTAATATAACATTAGGATCAACAGCTCCACGAGCTGCACCTAAACCTTTTGAAGATATACTACTACCAACAGCATTTAAAGTTTCTTGACCTGCTTCTGTAAACGCCTCTATCAAACCTGCCTTACCACTTGTCTTCATTAAATCTAAAGCTCTAGGTAAAACTTTATCAAACTCTCTTCTATATATAGAACCTAGAGCACTTTTAACACCGTTTTTACTCACGTTTTTACCTAAGCCGCTTAACATCCCTTTGAATATTCTAGTTTGACCTAACTGTTCTAAACTAGCTTGAGCAATAGCTGATCCAGCTAACACCGCAGTGTCAGTGTATTTACCATTTAACACAGCATCAATATACTGTTCATTTGTAGGGTTTTTAACACCTAAATCTGCTTTTATACCTTTTTCTATAGCATCTGAAAAACCATCACCAAAAAATGTAGTAGCATTTGCAAGAACTCCAGCAGTTGTTATTCCGGTAACTATCCAAGCAGGAGCACCTACTGTACTAGCTACAGCAGCAGCAGCGCCACCTACCATATAAGGTAATGATTCACCAGTACCTAAAATAATATCATCAATACTAGGTATACCTTCCCAATCAGCTTTTTTAGCTAAGTTTTTCCAAGCTTCTGATTCGTATTTTTTTAGTAAGTTTTCTTTAACATCTGATTCTAGTTCTGCTACTTTTTTATTTTGAGCATCTAGCATTTCCTTTAACTTAGAACCATATTGAGATCTATCGCCATACTTGTCGTAGAGTCTTTGCATCCTGTCTCTTTCTGCTACAACTCCTTTACCTGCAAACGTATCTATATACCAGTTATCTAAGTTTTGTTTAGTTCTTACTCCAATATCTACTGCTGAAGATATAGCAGACTCACCTAATAAAGCTGTAGCTTGTGTAAGATCTGCAGCACCTGGAACGTAAGGTATATCAAATTTAGAAGCAAAATCATAAACAGCATCTGTAGTGCTATATAAATCACTAGTAGCTCTTCCTAATTCTCTAGCTTTACTTGTATATACGCCTCCTACAGCTTCACCTATAGCATCTACTCTTTTACTAAGTAAAGTATCGTCTTTTAATTTACCAGCTAATAATGATTCTCTGTACTTGTAGAAGTCTTCGTTAGCTGCGTTTACACTAGCTTCAGTATCTAATTTGTATTTTTTTAATATAACATTTTTCTTATACTCTTCTAACTGAGGTTCTATAGCTTTAGCATAGCCTTTTATTTTAGCTTGTACTAATGGATCTGTATTAACCGCATCTGACTGAGCTGTTTTAAAATCTAAATCTAAATCTTTTAATGTAGTAATATATTGATCTTCAGCATCAAGAGCTTCTAGTTCTTCTTCAGTATAGTCTTTAAAAAAACCACCAGATAAATCTTCAGGATTTATATCTCTAAATTTTGATTCGGCTCTTTCTTTAGTTTTGTTCTCTACACCTTCTCTATATTTAGCAGAAAGTTTAGGCTCACCACCACCTTCTTTTAATACATCACCTCGCCTCATAGCTTCTTCGTCCATAGCAGCCCACTCAGGTTCATACTCATATTCTACTTGTATATCACCACCAACTATAGAAGGCATGTTTTTAACATACTCTGTCTTTTGATCTTCACTTAAATTATCATTATCAAATATTTGTGTTATTTGATTTTCATAAACCTTAGTTGCATCTTCTCTATCAAACTCTACTTCTTCGCTATTAACTTCAGATTCATACTTATATATCTCAGGGTATTGTGCTTTTCTAATATCAGCTATTGCTTTAGTAGCATCTGCTATAGCTTTGTTATCTTCTAACGAAGCTAATTGCATTTCAAAGTTTTGGCCTGGCAAGTTTAAACCTGTTTGATCAGATTTTAATTCCATACCACCTGTAAATATTTTATTATCACCTACAGTAGTATAGTTATCGTCTTCAAACTGTTGTTGCTTTTCTTCTTTTCTTTTATTATATTCCTTTTCTTGATCTGCTAAATTATCAAACTCTTTTTGAACGTCTTCAGTACTGCCCATTTGAGTAGTAACACCACCACCAAACACAGCACTTTTCCACGTATCATAATCGTCATCGACGCCTAAGTGCCCATGTAGCCCTTGTAAATATTCACCGTTATCTTTTACAGCGTTTACCCAAGTGTCGTAATCATCATCAACATCTAGGTGACCGTGTAAACCTCTTAAATATTCTTCATTCATATTTAGCCTTTATAACTGTTTGGATTAAAACCAGTTCCTTTGTTTTTTACTTTAGATCCTTTTTTCTTATCTAAATAATTATTGTAATCTTCTTTACCTACTTGATACTCTGCGTATGATGTAGCTCCTTGACCTATATCTTTAAATAAATCTTCTTTTAAACTTTGTGTTACAGCATCAAAATCTAAAGCATCTATTTCATCTTCAAAATCTTCTTCAGCAAAACCATAAGAAGTTATTAAACCTATCAATGCAGCTTGTTGTGCAGCTTCATCACCAACCATAGCTTTTCTCATTTTATCATCAACTTCTTCTTCCATTTTAATACCTGCTCTAATAGAGTTAGTAGCAGATTGTCCATATTCTTTTCCAGTATCAGTAGTGAATTTTAAAGACTCACCACTACCACTACCACTACCACCACTGGTTGAAGCTTTTGGTGGAGTTGCTATTTTACGTTTGCCTATTGTTTTAGACGCACCAGCGGTTAAAGAGTTTTGATCCCAAGATAAATTAGACATGTATCTTTTAGATACTGCTTTTTGATTTTTATCTATTAAAGCTTTTTGTTCATCTCCAACATCGTCTGGATATTCACCATATACAGAGTTTTGCCACTCATCCATTGTTAATCCCATAGCGTCTAAATCTATATCTAAATTAGGATCACCACCACTAGCAAAAAAACCTAAAGAGTTTGGTGGATATTCACCATTTTCATCTGGCTCACCATCAGGTATTTCATCTTGCCAAACACTAAGCATTTCTTTTTCATTACCTAGTATACCGTTAAAATAAGCACTTGATTCTATCTCATCTATATATTTATCTCTATTTTCAGTTACAGGTACTCTTATTACTTGTTCGTAGCCGTCTTCTAAACCACTAATAGTTTCACCTGTAACAGGATGCTTGTCGCCATTTTTAACAGCTATAGTTTTAACATAGTCACTAATACCTGTTTCTTCACCACTAAATTTATTCCAACCTTGGCTTATTAAACCGCTTATATCAGATTTAGTATTAAATAAAGGTTTGTCAGCGTTAGCATATAGTTCAGCTCCATTTATCATAGATCCAGAATCTGGTATAACATTGCCATCTTCATCTACATCAGGCGCCCAGTAATATATAGCACCATCTTTTTCTACTATTCTTACGTCACCATTATTACCTAACCTATTTAATATTTCTTTGTTACCAACAGATCCTGTAGACGAAAAAGTACCGTCATTTAAGGCTTCTTTCTGTAATGCAGCGTTACTAGCTAAAGTAGCAGCATTTTGTTTAAACTGAGGCAATAATCCTTCTATCTTTTTATTTCTAAGCATAGCTTCTCTTTGAGTTATTTCTCCATTAGCAGCTAAGTTCATGTTATTAACATAGTCTTCTATCTTAGTATCCCAAAATTCTATAATACTTTTATCTATTTGACCAGCGCCGGGTGTTGCAAACTCATTAACTTTATCTCTTAACGCAGACTCTTTTTCTACGTTTGACGCTTCTAGTTCTTTTTTTTGTTTCTTTTGTTCTATAACAGTATTAGCAATAGAAGCAGTAGTGTTCTGTATAGTGTTTTGAAGTTGTCTATTAGCTTTAGCTCTAACATCAAATTCTTTATTTATTATTCTTTGTGGATTACTATAACTCATTACTTTAATTTTTATTTATGAAAATGCTCCTCCTGCTGCAGCAGTTGCAATACTACCTGCTGAACTTGCTACTGACTGTCCTATTCCAGATATAGCAGCTGTTCTAGCAGCTCTAGCATCTGCTGCGTTTTGCATAGCGTTATCCATTAAACCTGCAGCTCTATCCATTTGTTTTTCTTTAAATGCAATAGCATCTTCTTGAACTGTTATATCTGCTTGACCCATTAATTGTTGTAAATTAGCGGCGCCTTGTGCTTTTGCTTTTTCAACACTAGCTTGGCCTTCAGCTCTCATTTTATTGTTTTGTGTTTCTTGAGCGTTTATACTAGCTGCAATACCACGTTTACTTTGTAAAGCAGCTTGTGCTAAAGCAGTTGCACCACCTGCAGCTTGACCAGTTTCCATCATAACATCTAAACTGTTAGCAAGAGCTTGATCAGCTTGTTCTGCTTGCATTTTAAAAGCTTCAGTAGCAACAGTTAAATTAGCATAAGGATTACTTAAATCTTCAAACTGATTCTGCATGTTCTCATACGGGTTTTTCATTACTGGTCTTTCAGCTTCTAAAGCTGTTAAAGCATCTTGTTGAGTCTGAGCTTGAGCATCTTGCCTTTGACCTTCTTTTTTAGCTTTATTGGCTGCTATAGCACCACTGGTTATACCAGCGGCTGCTGATACTCCAGCTCCAATAAGTATTGCTGTTCCTGTTAATACTGCCATATTATTAATTTAATGTTTTAACTATTTCGTACGATGGCTTGTCATCTACGTGCCATCCTAATTCTTTATGTTTTTTAATAAGACTTTTATTTCTACCAATTGTGAACATATATTTTTTACCTGCGTTTTTAACAACTTGCTCAGCACCTAAAATTAAAGATGTTATAGCTGCATCTCTATCATCTTCTTTATATTTTGGATTAGATATAATCCACTCAAGTAAAACTGCATTAGAGTTTGTCATATATAAAAACCCAGCAACGATAAGTGTTCCATCTTCAGCTTCAACCATTAGTCCACTTTCACCATCTTCTGGTAAAAAATCTTTTTTAATTGGTGGCCAGTCCCATGCCTTCCACCACTCTTCTAAAGTCTTATAATCAGACTTTGTTAATTTTCTTATTTTCATTTAATTTAATTTATCTTGATGATATAGAGTAGTTTAATCCTACAGAATATAATTCTTTAAAACCACCTGGATCTGTTGTTGTATCTGTTGTAAATTCAACATCTAAATAATAGCCTTTTACACCTGATATTACATTACCAAATCTAATTTCGCCTTCGGCTGCAGGACTAGTATTGACTATATTAGCAACATATTTGTTTTCTTTTCTATTAAAACCAGCTCTAAGTAAAGGTGCATTTTGTGGGTTTGCAGATATTCCAGTATTACCAGCATTATCATAAGCTCCTTCTACGTAGCTTTTTATATTTACAGCTACGTCATTACTTCTTTCCCAAGTACCTGTCCATGCGCCGCCTGTTGTTCTACTTGCTGAAGCTCCTGTTTTGTCAGATATAATTATACTAGCTTCCCAACCACTATCTCCTTCATATTCCATTGTTAAAAAATTCTTTTGTAATGAAGGTTGTGAATTTGCAACAACAGATACTTTAGCTCTATTATCTATACCATAAAATTGAGCATGAGGAATTGTATTATTATAATGTTGATACATGCCTTGTGTTATTTTAACAGTTGAATCACTATTCCAGTATCTATTGTTTAAAGTTAAAAAAGTATTTTTACTACTACCTATAGCAATAGGCGCATAACTATAAAAGCTAGGCCAACCTCTAACTTGCTCATCGTAACCTAAAGTATAATATGATGTATCTGGTTTAGGCACAGTAGCTGTTGCGGGTTGCGTGTAAGTAGAAGCTTTATTTTCTTGTATAGATAATACGTATTGTTTGTTATAAGCATCCCAACCTCCATAAACTCTACTTCTATTATCAGATATTAATCTTATTTTAGTTATACCTGTTATTTGACTTGATGGTAATGTTCTATTCATAAGCAAAAACGCATCATTATTATTACGTCTCATGCCTATACATATAACATTTAAATCTACAAAGTCGTTTGGAGCAGAGCTATATGCTACTAATATTCTTTTACCTAAAGTACCTATTTGTTTTGTTGGGTTTATAGGATCATTTGGCGTACCAAAAGATAGGCAGCTTTGGTTAAAGCTAGCAGTTGAAGAAGCACCTGCACCTAAGTTTAAGTTTATTTCAAAGTAATTAGTATACTCATCATTTAAAGGACTTAAATTATCTCTAAACCAATCACGCATACCATACTCAGATATTTCAGTAATACCATCATGTGACAATCTTAATACAGCATTTCTATTTCTATCTACAAAATACTTTCTAAAAGCATATATAGCAAAACTTTCTGGGTTTTTACTTATACCATATTCACCTGCATAAGGTACTAGTTCACCCATTACCTGCCTTTGCGTAGTTACACTACCTCCACCTTCAGCATTATATATAGCATTTTTATCTATTAGCGCTCTACTACATTTATTCTCTTGTAATACTATTAAGTTGTTTTCTTCAGCATAAATTTTCTGTATAGAGCCAAAATCAGGATTAGCAGCTTTAGTTATGTTTGTGCCTACTGGAAACTCATTAGTTCTATTTATACCTGTTCTAGAATTAAATATACCTGAATATATTAAAGCATTTAATCTATGCTGTTGTAGTGGCTCCTCTTCATCTAAATAAGCTCTAACACCCAAAGACATAGAGTTGTTGTTAAAACCGCCTCTAATGTACATTTCTTCAATAATAAAGTTTTGTATTGTAACTGACTCATCTAACGTTATACCAGTAGGATTCCAAGCAGCTACATCAGCTGGCGTTCCGCTAGTTGATAAAAAAGTTAACGGCGGAGCTAACACATTATTAAGTGGCCATACTCCATAAGCAGCAGAAACACCGCTACCGCCTGGTACTATAGTAGCTCCAGTTTGTTTAATAGGCTGTGGTGTTAATATTTTCTTATTCCAAATACAATTGTAATAGTCTACTTCTATAATAGGTAACTGATTAGCCATAACTTATAATCACTTGTTTTTTAAAGAATTTATATTTTAAATCTTACTATAAAGTTAGATATTAAGGTTTTAATACCTCTACCACCATTATCTGTAGCATATATGTTTACATCTATGTTTTCATAGTTATATATAGAACCTCCTGAAGTAGCTAATACTACACTACCGCCATCTGTGCCACTATCTCTTAAAAATAAACCTATACTTTCTATTTTTTCAGCGTTTTGATAACCTTGTCCATCATTTAAATCTACTTCTAATGTCCACTTTATTTCTTCAGTATTACTATTTTGAGATGTGTTATTAACATTACTACCATTAGTAGCAGAACTTAACGTTGTACTTGTACCATTATTATTAGCCCAAAATTCAGAAATTCCAGCTACGTTGGTTGCTGCAGGATCAAAAGCAAAAGTGTTGTTCAAGTAATACACAGTACTAGCGTCGTTAATAAAGTCTGTATTTTTAGCTGGAGCAACATTATCAATATATATAGTTATAGGTATTTCATAATCACTAGTTATTTGCTGACTACCAAAAAGAGCACCACTGCTATTAGAAAGTGTATGACTTATTATAGCATTGAAAGTTATATAATTTAAATCATCATTACCACTGTTATATCCAGGAAAATTACTATTAAGTTTTAATAACAATCTTTGACTAGTATCACTAGCAGAAAATAATTCTAAAGTAATACCTGAACCAGCAACAGGTGTACCATCTCTATACAAAGGCGTTGTAATACCTGTAAGATTATATACGTCACTTCCACCGTTGTAGTCTAATATATTAGCATTTTGATCTACTAAATTTATAGTAGCTATAGTAGGTGTTGTAGTATAATCTACATTTTCTTTTACTTCTACTAATTGAAATATATTTTGAGTACCAAAAAATAAAAAGTTAGTTGGTATTGATAACGTGTTTAAAACTAAATCATTTAAATCAGATATTAATCCACCTGTACTAGTTTCATAGTATATATCTATTTCAGATATAGTTGGAGTAGTTTCGTATACAGCAGGAACAAATTCAGCTTCAGATGGTGGTTTAGCTGTTTGAGAACTTTCACCTAAGTTAAAATGATTTTCTATAACAGCAGTTGGTGGATCTGTGTCTGCCTTGTATAATCCATTATAACTACCTCTTTTATATAAAGCTTCAAAATTACCTATAGCTGTTACTTTAGAAGTAACTGGTGATATACCCGGGAATACAGACATTGCTTCTGTAAGTGTTTGATATATAAGACCTGTTCCGCTTGGAAACCTATCTGGATTTCTAGCAGCTCTAGGTATTAGCTCTACATCACTAGTAGAGTATTGAACCTGCACCGGTGTTGTTTCGTTTAAAGCAGGTGGAACTTTATTAGCATTATCAGTTAGTAAAGTAGTTACGTTTAATACGCCATCACTAGAATTAGTACTAAACACAGCATCTACAGTAGCGGTAGCGACAGCATTAGTAGTTAACTCAAATTGTTCGTAATTCAATATATTATTTATGTAATAAGTATTCGCACCTGCAACAACCTTCATGCCTTCTAACAAAGGAAATGTTAAATATTCTATACTACCTATAGGTGAAACAGTTACTAATTTACTACCTGAAGTAAATACACAATTTAAATCAAAAGGTTTTATAACTGGTGTACCATCAAGTAAGCTTGGCAAGTATACATTGTAATAATCTTGTTGATTTTGCTTAACAACTACTTTGTAACTATTAAAACCTAAAGGTTTATCTTGTATGTAAAAGTTAACTACGCTACCAGTTGCTGGCATCTCGGTAGCAGCAAAACTACTACCATCTTCAGGCCTTAATGTTATTAAATTTTGTGACGAGCCGTTTAACACCATATAAACAAAAAGAACAAAGTTGCCGGTTGCACCGCTAACTTTAGTTGTGTATTCTACTCTCATACCAGGAGCTATATTATCGCCTAAGCCACCTGATGTAACTCTAATAAAATCAAAAGAGGTAGTACCTAAAGTAGTAGTTAAAAAAGCTTCTTTATATAAACCTGGATAACCAATTAAATTAGGTAATGAAGAAGGTATAGTAGTTGTAAATAATATTTTTAAAGAATCACCAGGCCAATTAACATAACCAGACTTTGGATTTGGCTTGCTTGGTATTGTACCACTGTTAGTATTAGGTGATGTTGCTGTTGTGTTATACGGATGATATATAGTTGATCCACCAAAAGTTATAGGATTATCTTCAAACGTAGTGCTTGTGCCACCAGTGCCTAAAGTATAATTAGCATCTAAAGTACTTGACAGTATTACGTCAGAAGACCTGCCATATCTGTCTTGAAGTATTAAACCTACTTGATAGTTTCTATTTTGTTTTAAACTATGGTTAGGATATGAAACATTAGAATACTTATTAGGTAATAAATCTGAAGGAAAATCACTACCACTACTAACTACTTTAGATGTTTCAGTAGGTGTAAATTTTCTACTAGCACCTACTAAGTAATTCAAAGTATTAGGCGCTGAGTGTCTATCAAAATAATTACCAAGTATTACTCTATTACCAGCAGAAGATAATGTTTTAGCTCTCACAGGAACATTGTCATATACTCTAGTTGTTTCAGTAGATCTTAATGTTTTAATAGGTTTTCTAGCGTCGTATGTATATGTAAGATTATTAGTAGAATTATTTATTATTAATGGATCAGTTGCTTCAATAGATTTTATTACATTTATATTTTGACTCATCGAATCTTTATATAATATATCTATTTCAGAAACTTTTAAATTTTCTTTTAAAGTGTTTATAGCATACTCGCAAGGTATTTTAAGACCTATTTGAGTAACTTCATTTTCCATGTGAGCTACTATAGTGTTTTGACCTGCTACTCTTTCTTGAGGTATATAAGCATTTTGATCACTACCTGTTGAATCTTGTTTTCCTATGTTTTTTAAAAAATAACCTTTTTGTTTAGGTATAAATACTTCTTGAGTAAATGGAGATATTAAAGAGTATTCGCCATCATCAAACTTAAATCTGTAAGCAAACCTAACAAATTTATCTTTTAAATTATCTGGATCTCCACTGTAGTTAGCATCGTAATACTTGTTAGGGTAATGTATTTTTAATCTATCACCCACAACTAAATTCAATTTAGCAAGATCTAAAGCACCAGCAGTATAAGTACCATTTTGCAAAGAACTTAATTCGTAAATTTTAAAACTTAGTTGAAACGCCGTTGAACTGCTAGGATCTCTTGCTACATAATATTTTCCTGGATCTAATTTAGGGTGCGTTACTCTACAGTAACATTTTTTATTAGCAGCTAAAGTGTTCTTTGTAAAATGATTATCTCTAAAAAAAGCTTCTGTTCCTATACCTGTAGCCGTGCCAGTTGATGCTGATCTAGTGCCATGTAAATACAAAGCAGGAGCATAATCATAATTAGTCCCTGAACTAGCCGCTGTATATTCTGCTACTAAATTACTACCTGTTATTGCAGTTAGTTGTAATGTAGCTTGATGTTCCCTAAGCCAAGGTGAGCTTACATCTTTTGAGTTTTCCTCTATAAATACTATTTGTAAATTTTTACTAGCAGCTTCTACTGTTTGTGGTGTGCTAGCAGTTGAAAAATCTCTATTAGGTACTACAAAAACATCATTACCACCCATTCCTTCTCTACTTGCATACTGGACGGTAAAATCCCAAGACTCATCGCCTATTTGTAAAAAAGCTTTTAAACCTAAATTACCTGCTCCTTGACTATTTTCTGTACCTAACATTTTTGATAATGCACTGCCAGTAGCAGCTGTAACAGCAAACGCGGGATACATGGTATTAAACGAGGTTCCGTAAAATGCCCAGTTTGTAGCCAACAAAGCAGCACTTGTTTGTAAAGTATTGTTTAGCTGTATAGGTTTGTGAGGATAGTATTTAGCTAAAGATATATGATCTTCATTAAAGTAATATGATGGATTATTTTCAGCAGTTTCAACATTTATAACTCTAGGTTGATTTCTATTATCAGTCCAGAATAATAAATTTTCTATCATTGTAGAATCAAGCACTGGGCTATTAGAAGAAAAGTTTAAAAATCTACCTTGAACTATAGTTAAAGTTGTTTCTGCTAAAAGATCACACATTACTATTTTATTTCTTATACCTATTGGGCAGAAGTTATTTATTTGATTTGAAGAGTTGTCTTGATAGTTAGTTATAAATACATATACTTTACTAGTGTTTTCATTTATATACCAACCTATAATTTGAGATAAGAAAGCATCATAACTAGCTGTAGCACCATCTACTATATCAGGTATATTTAAAGAATTCAATATTTTATTACCTAGTATATTTTCTAATGCACCTACGTCATCAGACTCTGCTCTGGATACAGCAATGTTTTGCCCATCTCTATATTCATCAGGAGCCAATAATCTAGAATCTAAGTCTTTATTCATTTTAGACTTAGTAAATGTATGGTTAAATTTTCTTTGCATTCAATTAATGTTTAATCCACTTAGATTGACCTCTTAACACTTGTGATAGCTCATCTAGTTTTAAATTAGATAATCTTATTTTAGCATTTCTAGTTTTAGCATAAGCATCTCTTTTGTAAAATTGTTTAGTTCCACCATCTACATCTCTACGAGAAGCACATATATTGTACATTATCTTTGAATATAAGGCATCTTCCACAAACTTAGGTACTAAAGAGTTTAAATCGTAAGCTAAACCATCAGATATGTATTTTAATTCTATTACTTTATTAACTAAGTTACTACTAAAACTAAATGTTCCAGTTCTTTCATTTACACTAAACCATCCATTACGTTGACTTATTTCAGGTATTAATCCATATCTTTGACCATAAGCCATTTTCCACCACGTATAATCATAAACACCACTAGTGTTGTAAGCATCATAATTACCTGTAATATCGTTGTCGTTAGCGTTTTTCCATCTGTCTTCTATTATAGACTGAGATGCTTCTAGATTAGTATCGTAGCTACTTTGTGTAGGTATACCTGTAGCACCATCAATTATTGGTAGTTCAGTTGGGTTACCACTTAAACCTTGTAGCGGATATAAAGTATGTAGTATACCGTTAGGATCAGCATAACATAAGTTTACGTAGTTTACATAATCAATAGGTATAGGTACTGACAAGCCTGTAGGAACAGTTAGTTCTTGAGCTTTAAAAGCTTTTAACGTGTCGTAAGACAACTCCTGCATAGCTCTTCTTGCATGAAATAGCACCTGTGTTCTAGCCACTGTAGTTAATATTTGACCTTCACCTGTGTAAGCTACTAGAAAATTACTAACAATATCATTTAATGTTAAATTTCTATAACTACCCCAATTATCGCCTCTTGCTATATCTGTTAATTGTATAAAAACAAAATTAAAAGGAAAACCTGCAGTTCCAATACGTATACCATTTTGAGTATTGTCCCATATTATGACTTGATTAGCAGGTATTAAGTTACCAGCGCCTGGTACATCAGTAGAATTAAAAAGCCCATGTACTTGAAAGTTTCCAGTATCTCTAACTTGAGCACCTCCTAGTGCATCATAATTACTTATAAGTTTAGTATTAAACTCTGGAAAAGTGTATAATTGATTAGCTACTGCTGCAACAGGACCAGCTTGCCCAGCATAGTAATTTGAATCATTTTCTGTTAATGGAATTGTAGCTGCTGTTTTAGTCATAATCTATTAGCTTTGTTCTAGTTGGTCTTGAGCTGCCGATGCCTGAGCTGCAGCTTGTATTATTTCTGGGTCTCTTATTATAACACCAGTATACATTAATATTTTTGTAATTAACTCTGTTTGATCTACGTCAGATATTTCAAAGTTTGTTGAACCAGCCGCATTATATACGTAAGCGCCAACACTATTAACTGTAAAAGCCCACACTGGATCTACAGGTTTTTTAACATATTCTACCATATAAGTTTTAGGCGCAACACCTTGAGCTGCTGCTACAGTGGCAATACCTGGTAATATATTTAATGTATTTCCCTCTATATAGCATATAGGATAATCTTGTGTTGGGGATGTTAATTGAGAACGTCTTGCTTGTAAAAACATATGACGTGATAGTTTTTCTACTTCAACCGGAAGTTTAGCGCTGTCTGTAAATTCTAGCATGCCAAATCTATGCAGATCTGCAGGTAAAGTAGTTTGGCCAAATTGACCTGATAAAGCCACAGTAACAGTTGCAGCTGTTTCAAATGTAGATATTTTTTCTTGTAGCAATTTAACACGATTAGCGTACTCAGTGTTATTTTGAGGAGTTCTTAATTGTTGATTTAAGTTTTCAAAATAACTTTCAAATATCTCTAATTGTACTTGTGTACCTACCTTGTTGAACTCGTCAGGTGTTAAGTAACCTCTTTGTTCTTTATTAAGAATAGCTAGCACAGTTGTATATACTGTGTTTACATTAATTGCCATATTTATATATTTAAAAAAAAGGGTGGCGTATACCACCCTTAATTATAATCACTTGTTATTTGAATTTTTTCTCTATTGATCTATAAACTTCTAAACCTTCATCAGTTTTAAACCAAGAGGCCATAGCTGAATAAGGGTTTTCATCAAAAGGAACATTCATTAATTTTCTATTATTACTAGCCCAAGTGAATGATCTGTTGTCTGGACTAAGAGCTATAATCTTTTCTTCAGCTGCTCTAATAGCAAAGTTTCTTAACTGTACGTTTTCATCTTCTGCTAAATCTATAAACAACGAAGGATTTTTCTTAGCAAATAATAATAAATCTCTTCTAAGTTCTTTAGATGATAAATTAGAAACACCTGATCCAACTTCAACTCTTAATATAGCTTCAGCGTGATCTATCTCCATTTCATAAGCCATATTCATAGCTTCTATTTCTATCTCTAACATATCAAATTGATCTTCTGCTTCTACAACAGGATCAAACTTTTTAAACACTACATTGTTATGTGGGTGTTTTTCTAAGAACTCTTGTAAGTTTCTTTTTTCTTTAGGTACATATAAATGACCTTTTTCAAAGACAATATGCTTTAACGTTGTTTGACCTTTTTGTTCATCAACAAATACTGACTTTTGATTTGTAGCATATCTTAATTCTCTTTCATAACCTAAGTCTGGATCAAACCAAACTAGTGGATACCTTAGAGAATGTCTACTAGGCAGTGTATAAGTTAAAGGCGTTTTATTACCTACTAAGTAATAATTTCTATCTTTGTATTCCCAGTTGTCTACTGGCTTTTTTTCTACAGGCGTAGCCTTCTTGGCTGGAGCCTTTTTTACTTTTGTTTCTTCCATAATATAATATAATATAAATTAATAAAGACCCCGCCGAAGCGGGATCTTAAATATAACCTTAATTAAGTTAAAGCTGATGTAAGCTTTAAAGTAATTACTGGCGCGATACTTCCTACTAGTACTCCAGTAGCTGTAACTTTTTGTTCAACAACTGGTCCAACAATAGCTGGTCCAGATGTTCCTGCAGCATTACCAAAAACACCTGCAAACAAGTCTAAATACTCTGCTTGCGTCTTAGTGAAAGAGTTAGATGCACCTTTAGTATAGACAACATTAGCTTTTGCTAATTTGTTTGATCCCATATCTAAAGCGTAAATAACATCAATAGTAAGTGTGTTACTTGATATAACAGCTGTAAGTTGCAATATGCCATCAGCTTGTGCAACTTGATTAACGTCTAATTTTACTAAACCCATAATTTCTATATTTTAAATGTTAATAAATAATTAAGCTCCTTTGAATAACACGAAGTTATTAGCAGCTTGTGTAATTAAACATCTTTCAGATAAGAAATTAACTCTTAGCGTATCTAAATCAGTAGTGTAAGCACCACCTACTGAACCAGTGATCCAAGCTTTGAATCGTCTGTCTTCAGTCTCAGAAGCTCTAAATCTTACGTGTAAGAAAGGTCTTCTAATATTAGATCCTAACATTTGGTCATATACTGTAGATGTACCAGCTGGTATCATAACACCATCAATAGCGCTAGATAAACCTCTTGTAGTAGCATCGTTTAAGTATTTCCAGTCAGTTTTATAGAAGTCATAAGAACCTCTTCTGAAACCAGAGAAACCAAAGTTAAGTGCCATTTCAGCTTCGTTATCAAATAAACCGTAAGAAGCAGCTTGAGTTGAAGCAAAACCACCATTAGTAGCAGCTAACATATCATCAAAATCTAGAGCAGTAGCTCTTGATAAGAATAACATGTTTTCTTCAATAGCACCTTGCTTGTCTAATTGCTTTAATATCTCATCGAAATCAGCTAAAGCACCTGAACCAGGAGCAGCAGCACCAGCAAAACCAGAGTATACATTACCTCTTGCTTCGATAGCAGCAAATAAACCTTCAGTACCTTTGATGTTTTGAGCAGCACCACCTGGTCCAAAGTTACCACCAAAAGCAACAGTGTTAGCTTGAAGTTCACCTTCAACCATTGCCATTTCTAAATAATCTTCAAATCTTAGTCTAGTTTCAGACTCAGCTTTTAGATACCATAAGTATCCAGAAGTTCCGTCTTCAGTAGCAACCTCGATCCAACCAATTTGCGCAGCATCAGAACCACTTAACTCATAGTTATCTTTCAAGATAATTGGTGAGTTAACAAAAGTTGTAACACCTGGCTCGATAGCTCCAGCCATACCATTACTTCCTTTTGGAAATTCAGATCCATAAACAAATAAGCTACAAGCACCACCTGTTATAGCAGCTGGTAAAGCAGCAGAAGTTGTTTCATATAATATACAGTCAACAGTATAACCGTTAGTAGTTACACCAGAAGTTCTATCAGTTACTAATGCTTTAGCAGATACAAGACCTGTAGCGTTATCAGTAATTAAGATAGTGTTACCATCTCTGATAGCAGAAGTAGCTGGGTTACCAGCACCTGGCGTAATAGTAACTGTAATACTAGATCCAGCGTTAGCTGCAACAGCACAGTTATCATATGCAATGTGTAATCTATTTTGTTCAGACCAAACAACTTGATCTGATGTCATCGGCATCTCTGCACCGACCATTCTTAGGAAACCAGATAATGTTCTGTTTCCATATCTTTCTACCTCTTGCTCATAAAGCTCTGGTAGATATTGTTGCGCCCACTGATTAAATGCACCGTCGTTAAAATCAATATAGTTATCCTGTACGGTAACCTGATTTGGCATCGGCTTAATTGAAGCAGGGAACGATCCTCCATTTACAAAACTCATTTTAGTTTGTTTTTATTATTATGATTTTTTCTTAATTTTCAATTTAGAACTATCAACACCGCTTATAGCGCGTATCTTCCAACCATTAGGTAATGTTTCACCAGCAGCTATTGGTTTTGGATCTTGATTAATGTTTTTAGATTTAGCAACTATATCTCTAGTAGCATCGGCTTTACCTTGCTCATAAAAATGCTCTGCTAATTTATCAACATTTCTCGCCGCGTATAATGCTTTATGATAACCATTCAAATCTACAATGTTTCCAGTATCATCAGTATATTTACTAATAATCTTTCCTACATCACTTTGAGTATCTATCATAGCGGATGGGTTATTTATTTTATACTTAAATCTTTTTTCACCAACCTCAAAATTGAAACCTTCAAATTCATTAGTAAAAAAAGTTTTAGTTTTATTTAAAAACTCACTCCTTGCTTGCGTTAGCGTTTCTTGTTCTTTATTGTATCGTTGGAAAAAGTCCATAGCTTTTTTCTGCTCATTAGTAACAGATGGCCTCAACTTGATTTCATCATAATATTTACTTTTCATTTGCTCTAAAAAGTTCTTGGCTTTCGCAACTTCTTCTTTGTATGCAAGCTTTTGCTTACGTACAAATCTTTCTTCGTCCGCTTCTTCGTCAAAAGAAAAGTTATCTTCCATAACAAAAGTAACTTCTTCATCTGTAAGATGCGGTCTAGTCTTTTTATAATATTCTCTAACAAGTAGTTTATCGTCATACTTGCTATAATCTTTGTTTAAAGTAACATAATCTTCTACAGTTCCTCCTGTTTCAGACATAAAGTTTACTAATTTTTCTATGTTTTCTGGTAATTGTGTACCTGATACCTTTTCGTCTCTTATAGCGTCTTGAGCTTCTTTTTGTAGTTCTTTAGCTTCTTCTTTTACAGTTTCTTCTATTACTACTTCTTCTTTACTCTCTTGCGTAGACTCTTCAAGTTTTGGTTCGGATGTTCTCTCCTCCACTTTTTCCACATTTTCGGTTTGTTTATCCGCATCCACGATTCCTGTGCTTGACTCTTGAACGGTATCTTCTTCTTTTTTGTTTAGTTCAACTTTTGTTACTGCTGGTTTTTCTACCATTTTTCTAGGTCTACCAGGCTTTTTCTTTATTTTTAAACCTTCCTTTTCTTCGTTTACAGGCAGGTCTACTTTTTCTTTTGTTGCCATAATATAATATAATATAAATTAATAAATGTTTAAATTTCTAAACCACCTTCATTTTGGTTTTCAAAATCTATTGGTAATAAATCATTTTTCTTTTGATCTATCATTGCACTCTGTTGAGAGCCTACTATTCTAGCTCTTTTATCTTTTCTTTCTTCTATATCAGCTTCTCGCTGCGCTTCTTTTATAACTTTTTGTTCGCCTAATTGCATATTGTAATTAAACTCTAATTCCATTAATTCACGTTTAATCTGTGACTCAACTCTCAGACGTTCTATTTCAAAGCCAGACTTACCTTTTTCAAATTTAAGTTTAGTATCTAATATAGCTTGTTGTTTTTGAACTTCTGACATTGCTGCAGCTTCACTCGCTTGTGCATTAGCTTGTGCTTGTGCTTGTATATTTGCTTGTTGAGCTGCTTGTGCTGCTTCAGCAGCTTTTTTACGTTTTAGCTTAATCATTTGATTAGCTAGTTTAAGATTATTTATTTGTCTAATATCTATAGCGTCTTCTAAATTTATACTACCACTAGATAATGCAGCTTGTATATTAGCTTCTAGTTGTTCTTTTTCTCTTTCATCTGGTATTAAATCAAAGTATATACCAAAATCAGCCATGTGTATTTGAGACGTATCTGTTAGTTGACCTACGCTCCAAGTTGATATACTGTTTTTTAAAGCTTCTTCAGTTAATTCAAACTCAATACTATCAGAAGTTCTTAGTACAATATTTTCACAAGTTCTAACTGTTAAGTATAAATAAGAATTTAATATATGTTTAGTAGCTGTATTAGAATTAGCAGCAGCTAGCTTCTGTAAACCTACTAATGAATCAGAATTAGGTACACTACCATCTCTAGCTTCATTAAGTCCCGTTACATCTCTTATCATTTGTAAATAATATTGATAAGTATTTATAAGTGAAGCTACTTTATTACCGCCGTCACTTTTAACTAGCTCTTGTATTGGTATTCTACCTGGATTAGGATCACCTTCAGTTGTCATTGATCTACCTAATATACTACCAGTTTGAAAATACATATTTAAAGCTTCTTTAGCGTTATAGCTAGTTCCATTACCTAAATCTACTTCTGCTAAACCATCTACGTCTAAATAAACACCATCTGGTATTACTTTAGATATTACTTGTTGTATTTTTAAATGTGTTAATTGTATCATGTCAGCAAAGCCCATCATACGACCTACTAAACTTTCAACTCTACCTTGATATAATTTAGGTGCACATATGTTATAATTCATATTAACCTTAACTAAATTAGACTTTGGCCTTGTCATATTTTCTGCAAGCTTCCACTCTAACATCATATCGTATCCTAGTACTTTAGCACCGCTATATAAAGTTTCTATAGATCTACTAACTTTATCAAAGTTTTCATTAGACTCAGGATTAAAAGTATCTGGTTTTTCTAATGACTTTTCTAAACCTGTTGCAGTCTTTTTAATTTTAAATACTTGTTCGCTATAAGTTTTATATTCAAAAAACAAAATATAAATAGCATTACCATCTCTCCTACCGTTCCAATTATATAAAAAGCTACTATTACCTTGGTATTGCTCTAGTTTTTCTAGTTCTGAATCTGTTAAGTCAGGAAATTGTTTTTTACACTCAGCTAGAGATAATGGCTTAACTTCGCCTACATACCATAAATCTTCAAAATTAGGATCTTCACTATATGAATGTACCATACGAGCTGGATCAACATACTCAACTGTAACACCTTCAGATTTATTCCAGTTTGTTTTAACAGCTCCAATACCTAATACTACTAAGTCTTCAATAATTCTTTTCTTTGTTAAGTCATATTTATTATAAGCTAAGGTATTATTAATAGCTTCTTCAGCAGCTATTTCAGTAGCCTGCTTGTAACTTAACTGCATATGCAAATCTAATTCATCTTTGTTTTCAGGTAACTCCTCTGGATTATCTGAATTAAATAAATTTAAATTTAACTCTGACTGTAAAGAAGTTAGAAACTGTTTTGCTTGCATATCTCTTAATATGTCTTGTGCATATTTAGATCTTACTCTTCTTGACTCTGGATCTTGAGCAAAAGCTTTTACATCATATAGCTTGTCATCCATACCATTAACTACAATATCTACAAATTTAGGTATTATAGGAACTGGTTTCCAGTCTAGGTTTAAATAGCTTAAATCGCCATTTATAGCTAATTCATCTTTGTATTTTTGCACAGGTTGTTCTGCTCTAGCATATAACCTACGCATTCTAAAATTATTGTAATTAGTATTAAATCTGTTTTCAACTCCAGATCTAGTCCCACTAAACCAATCGCCTTCTATAGCTTGAGCAACTTGCTTGCCATAGTCTATGCTTGATTTAACCTCATCAGGTACTACCTGATCTGGGAAAGAGCTATAAGTGTTCGTTATCTTCATGCATTATATTATTTGTGACATAGATCCGTCATTGTTGTATTTTCTTATTCCTAAGTTAATTTCTTTTCTAGTTCTTAATGGTATAGGTCTATATTTATTTTTATTACAAGCCATAATAGCTAAACCAGAACTAATAGATGCATCATATTTTGTTCTAGCATTTATGTTAAATCTAGACCAATCATCTAATGTTCTTTGAAAATACATATTTCCATAACCATTTTCAAGTGCACCTACGTGGTTTTCTATATAAAATTCTATAGCAGCCGCGTGTGCTTGTTTAATATCTTCACTAGAGTTAGGTATTCCACCTATTTCTCTTTCAGCTGGTGATAGTTTATTGTACAGCTTGTCAGGTCTGTTAATACTAAAACCTCTATAACCTCTACGCTTTAAATAATACAACAATCTTGGTTTGTTATTTTCAGCAAGTAATGGCATACCATAAAAAACTAAAGCCATTAAAACATCTTCAAAGAATACTTCTGCAGTATCAGGTCTTGCTATGTATTCTAAAAAAAATTGATTTGGTGGTGCATCTTCCATGCTAAACTTAGTTAGTCCATGTAATGCTCCTTTAGAACCTTTACCATCCACAGTACCGCTAATGTCGTAACTGTCACAGCCAAAAGCTCCAATGTGTTCGTTACCAGGATATTTTGTTCCATTTTTTAATAATACTTTATTTTGTAATTCAACTGGTGGTACCCATGATACTTTAAATCTACCATTTTTGTTAGGGTAAAATGTTACTTGCGTATCTTTAATACCGTTAAGCCATTGAAAGCTTCCTTGGGTAACAGATACAAAATGATTAGCCTCTTCGTTATAATCTATTTGTTGATATATTTTAGTTAAATTAAATAAGCTATCTTTTGTTTCATCTCTAAAAGCATGCTTTTCAGTTCTTGGAAACTGTCTATAGTATTCATTTAACGCGTCTTGATCGTGTTTTAATCCTTCAACTTCGTTTTCCCAGTGTTTGATAACCCCTGTCGTAATAGTTGAACCATCAATTGTTTTGATTGGATTTTTTGGAGATGTGAAGACAGGTAATCCATGAGTATCCATGAATCCTTCGTAGTTCCACTCCATAGGTATGAACAAGCTATAGAGTCCAGAAGTAGTTTGTCCGTTTTTATTTCTTTTAGTAACGTCTGAATTGTTGTATAGTTTTTTGAAGTTGTCTCCACCTTTGTCTAAAGCATTTGAAGTTGAGCCCATCATACACTTACCTACAACTCTTGATCCTAGACGCAATGTAGTTTTTGTAACTCTCCAGTTATTTAATATATTATCAGGTCTTTCCCATTTACCACTTTCATCATGAGCTAATATTTTTAGCTTTTCACCATCATAAGAGTTATCACCTGTATTTTTCCAGTCAATAGTTGTATCAAGTCCTTCTAGTTCTGCAAGTTGTTCATTCGTTTCCAGCTTTCTTCTAGTAAGTTTGGATGCCGGAACCCTATATGCCAACTCAGTCTTTGGCCTATCCATACCGTCTTGAATTGGTTTGAAGAAAAACGGATAATTAACGGATATTGGGACAACTTTATCTGTAAACATTTTTTTGGCATCGGCACCAGACTTGGAAAGTATACCGAATCTAGCATCGGAAGATATTGTAGCTTGGTTGACAAGTTCTGCGCTTGCCATAAAAGAGAATCCAGATCGTCTGTTTTTGAGGTAACACATACCGTAACATCTTTTGTCTGCTTTGCAAGCTTCCCAGAATATAAAGAAGAGTCTGTTTGACTCTCTATATTCAGGTGCTCCAATGTCGATTTTTGACCATTGCAAGTACATGTAATGAGTGCCAGTAATGTAAGTAGTAACACCATTGTTATAAAAGTAAAATCCTTGCTCTCGTCTAGTAAATTCATCATCTATATAATCGTACCATTTTTCTTTAAAATCTAATGGGTATTCTTCCCAATCAAATCTACTTTTTATTCTTTGTAGTTCTTTTGGATATTCAAATCTTTCCCAGTGTTGTTCCTCTTGTTTTTTGCTTCGTTTATACGGTTCATCTGCTGTTGGTAAAGCAATGCGGAGACCTTGTATTTCAATAACTGATCCAATTTTACCTGTTTTACTTATTACTACAAAATCATACTCCACATTATAACCATACTCCCACTTTTTATATCTGTTGTTTTTAGCTAATATCTTAGGATTAACAACGTCCTTAACCTCTTTCCAAAGCGTTTGCTCGTAACTCATTTACTTCTCCCCTCTGCGAAACCTCTAAAAGATTTTTGTTCTTTAACTTCTTTTACAGTTCCATTTAGTATATCCTCTTCCTCTTCTATACGTTGAAGTATTTCAAACGCATCCATAATACATAGCTTTTTAGTAGCTGCTGCGTTTTTTAATCTATCAGCTGAAACATCTTCACCTGTATCTACTATAGGTTCTTTAGCAACCTTAATCAACTCATCAACTGCCTTTCGCCCAGCTTGGATTATATTCTTTCTCGTCTCCTTTGTTTTCATGAGTTATAGCTATATCATTTGATTTCATACAATACAAACGCTCATCACCTATTATAAACTCAAACTCAGAGCTTGGTGTAAACGTTACAAGTGTTCCAGGTGTTATTCCTATGGCTTCTAAGGAACTATTAGTATATTTTATTATACCAACATTAGGTTGTTCTTTTATAACGTCTAGATTATCGTTATTTAAAACAGGTTTAACAAAGCAATAGTTTAAATGGCATTTGTCATTGTGCATATAAATTTGATCTATTGAAGCAAAATATAAATCATCTTTAAAATAAGATGAGCTGTTTCTTTCATTGCCTTTTTGATCATACCATCTTCTAAATAAATTGTGATGTACGTAAACTTTATCACCTGGTTTTATTTGCGAGTCGAAAGCAGCTGGCACCGAAACAACAACTGCTTCTTTACTCACGAATCGGTGGTTCTCTATTGTGGTATTAATGATAAGCGTTTTGTCACCTATCTTTCTTATATTGTCATACCTAGCTTTGTAAGGTTTAACAATAAAGTTGTATAAACTTTTCATTAATATTTTAAATCGTACTCTACTGATATTGCCATATTGTTGTTAAACTTTTTCCAAGGCAACACTTCATTATTTTTAATTATATAAATATTGTACGATTGATCTGTGTCTTCAAATAAAATATCACTAATAGTATGTCCACCGTACACTTCTTGTCCTGTTGAATAATGCATTGCATCGTTTTTGTAATCAGAACCTATACTAATCTTCCTTATTATCTTCGACATCTTTATGCATTTTCCACTCTCCAGTAGTAAGATCAATATCTATATGCCCATACCTATCTTGCAACTCTTTCTTAGTGCTATTAATAATTTCATTTGTATCAGCTAAATCATGTAACAAAGCGTGCTTTCTTGATTCTTGGTAGCCTATTTCTACTAAGATACTGTTTACTTTATTTTGTTGATCTTGAATTAGCTTTAATTCGTCTGCAGTAATTTTACCAATTTGCCTGCCTTTTATATTACTCATTTTATTTAATTTAATTTTTAATATATGCCCATGAAGAATCTAAGAATACTAATACTTCTTGTGGGTTAAACTTTTCGTCAACTACTTTTTTGACATCTGACCAACTATAATCATGGCCAGCAATTATGCCTTTGTATTTTAATTTTGGTAGGCATAATTCAATATCTTTTTTTACATCTTCATACTTGTGACTTGCATCTATGTATATAAAATCAAATTCGCCGTTAGGGAACTTAGGCACTTCATCATAACTATAACCTTGATGATGATATATATTGTCAAAGTATCTTGTGTTTTTATTATACTCTGATTTAACTTTTGACCACGTATAACCAAACTCTTTATTAAACTCTTCAGTGCCTTTAAATGGATCTACACTATGTATTTCACTAAATACACCACTAGAAGCTATCATTTGAGTTGACTCACCCATATAGCTACCTATTTCTAAAGCTTTACCATAATCAGGTAAGTTATCGCAAACATAATTTAATAAAAATGCAAAGCCAAAAAAATGATTATTTTTAGCTCCTCCACTCAATCTCCAAGGAACATGAGTGTTAAATCTTTGGGTTATCATTAATAATACGCTATTATATCTGCAGCAGTAGTTCCACTAGTACCGTCTTTACCGTATATCTTTTTAACAAGTATAGGCATAAAAGTACCAGCAGGTACGCCTACAAATTTAACAGCAGCGCTATCCCCTTCTAGTAGTACTTTAACATTGCCAGTACTGCCTACATATAAGCAAGCTCCTCTTTTTAACACAGCAACTTCATCAGCTGCAGGTGCAGGTAGCACATCTTGAGCTACGTCGTTTTTACCAGTTCCACTCGCTATTGTTATAGTATTAGCAGAGTGTGCAAATCGTCTTGGCTCAGCTGCCATGTTACCTTCTAATCCAGCAATATCTATTTCTATTGATCCAGCCATTTTTATTTATTTATTTTTGTTATTTTTTCAGCACCACGACTTCCGAAGTATGCTACATAAACTGTTACCAGTAATGTTTTTAATAAGTTTATCCAAGCATCATCAA